GATGGAGCCCCAGGCGTATTCGATGTCGTTGACGCTGACGGCCATGATCAGGCGCTCCGGGTGAGGGTGAAGCCGAGGTCGAGGGAGATGGCCGTCGAGTAGCCGAGCGGCACGAAGCGCACGCGGAACGGGAGCGTGCTCGTGGAGACGAGGTCCGCGGTGCGGTCGACCTGCACCGACACGGACGACACGCGGCGCCCGAGCTCGCGGGTGAGGAACGAGGTCACCGACGCGTCGAGCCCATCGGCCACGTCCGCGCGGATCGTCCCGTCGGGGTTGACGGGGATGGACTCGTTGCACTCCTCGACCATGCGCGCGAGCGCGGCGCGGCAGGCGAAGCACATGACGCGCACGCGCATGATGCTGGTGAAGTCCGAGCCCGCCGCGGCGCGGGTCGTGGCCGTCGCGTAGTAGCCCGCGACGCCCTGGATGCTCTGCGCGCCGAGGAAACCCTGCGCGTCGAGGTCGTCGAGCGCGGTGCTCGCGAGGTCGTGCAGGAGCGTCTCCAGCACCAGCGGCCCCGAGCGCACGCGCCCGGGGTGCTCGCTCACGTCGATCGCGCCGAGGCGCGCGGCGATGGGGAAGACGACCGAGCGACGGATCTGCGCGTCGCCGTGGAGCGAGTCCTTCACCGTGGCCTCGCCCGCGGCGACCGCGACGAGGTTCGAGTTCTGCCCGCTGAACCCGGGCGAGGCGCCGAGGAGCGCCGCCGACCACGTCGCGGCGCTCTCCTCTTGGAGCGCCGACGCCTGCCCTCGGGCGTGCGCGAGGTACCAGCGGGGCTTGCTCGCCGCGAGGAGCCGCGCCTGCGAGGCGGTGATCTCGTCGAAGTACGTCGCGTCGATCGCGCCCGCGATGACCACGCCCTCGTGGTCCGTGACGCCCACGGCCTCGAGCGCCGTGAGCGCCGTCTCCATCGCGCTCGCGGTGAACACCGGCGCCGAGGTCTTGAAGCGGTACTCGTCGCCGTCGACGAGGCTCGCCGCGGAGAAGGTCACGGTGATGCCCGAGTCGCCCAGGACCACCGCGCGGGAGGTCGGCACGGGCTGCTCGGCTGCGTAGGTGACGCCGCCGTCGAGGGAGTAGCGAATGGCGCCGGTGCCGTCGCCTGCGGTCGCCGCCGATCGCGTCACCGAGACGTACACGTCGAACGCGTCGACGGGCGTCCCGGAGAGGGTCAGCACGCTCGCGCCCGTGGCGTCACCGTCCGTGGCGCTGTTCGCGCCGGAGGCCGCCCAGGTGTCGCCCTCGACGAAAGACCCATCGGTCCACGCGAGGAGGAGCCCCGTGGTGCCGATCGCGGTCGGGGTCGCCGACACGTTGGTCGCGTCGTTGGCGTACCAGGTGAGCCCGCCGTCGAGGGAGATCTTCACCGCGGGGTTCGCGGCGATGTTCGCGCCGGCCGTCACGACCTCGATGAGCACCGGGAGGCACACCCCCGACGCGAGCGACCCCGTCAGGGCCGGGATCGCGGTGGAGGCGTTGCCCCCGTCGGCGCTCAGGGTGCCCGCCGCGGCCGCCCCCTCGCCCCGCTGCGCGTACGCGCCGAGCTGCCCGGCGGTGCCCGTGGTCGCACGGCAGAACAGGAGCGGCCAGCCCGCCTCGTCGCCGATCTTCGCGAGCATCGAGGGCCCCGGGCCGTGGCCGAAGGTGTCGGTGAGCTGGTCGGCGTTCTGCAGGAGCGTCGGCGTTGCGACGTCGCCCTGCGACGCGCATCCGACGACGGCGAGGGGGAGCGCGAGCGCGATGGCGGCGCCGAGCCCGCGCGTGCGCAGCGTGGCGGAAACGGAAGCGAGCATTGGGTACCTCTCAGGGGATGTCGCCCGAGTCGACGATGTCGTCGCCGGGCGTCGTGGCCGTGGTGTCGAGCGCGGGAGTGACCGTCGCGGTGGTGCCCGCAGTGCGCTGCGCGCGGACGTCGAGGGGGAACGTGATGGCGAGCGCGTAGCCTTCGCCGAGGCCGGTCTGCCCGACCTCCGAGACCCACGCGCCGGAGTCGATCGTGACGCCGATGCGCGCGGGCCCTGCGCGCCGCAGGAGCGCCCTCACGAGGCACTCCACGAGGTCCTCTGTCGCGGCGATGGTCTCGCCCCAGCAGACGCAGCGAATGCCCGCAACGCGCGTGGCGAGCGAGTGCTGTGCGTCGGCGCCGCCGCGCGAGAGCTTCTGCGGGCCGGTGAAGTCGTCGCGCGAGGGGACCCACACGACGCGCGGCGGGGCGCCGTGCTCTGCGAGAGCGCGCGTCGAGACCTCCCAGGCGAGCGCGGGGGCGGACGGGTAGAGCGCGGCGAAGTCCGACACGACGTCGGGCATCACCGCGTCCGCGAGGTCGTCGATGTGCTGAGCGATGGTCATGGAGTGGGGAGCGCGGTCTCAGCAGCGTGCGCGAGGCGGATCTCCCAGACGCGCGGGAGGTGTCCGGGCGGGAGGAACGGGCGCGCAGGGACGCGCGAGGTCCCGAGCTGGTGGAAGGCGCCGTAGCCCGGCGCGTCCCAGGTCGCGGTGTTGCCCGAGACCATCGCGTGCGAGGCCCATGCGCGGAGCTGGCCGGTGTCGACCAGCGGGCGGCGGCCGGGGCGCTTGCGAGAGCGCGGGGCGCGCAGCGGCTTCCACGCGACGCCCGACGGGGCGCGGCTGCGGTCGAAGCCCTCGCGGATGAGGTCGTCACCCGCGCGCGACATCGCCCGCAGCATCCGGTCCGGGGCGCGCGTCGCGAGGTCGTCGAGGGCGGCGACGAGGCGGTCGAGGTCATCCCCCGACGCGCGGAGCATCACCAGCCTCGCGACTCGTCGGACATGGCGCCGATGTACTCGGGCCACGACTCCGACTCGCTCTCGGTGATGCCGGAGAGCGCGGCCTTGCCCGAGGACACGTCGCGCAGCCAGCGCAGCGCATCCTCGGCGCGCAGCCGCAGCGCCTCATCCCCGCCGCGCTGCGGGTCGTACCCGCGCACGGAAAGGAGGTCCCACGCGGCGAGGCTGCACACCGCCCGCGTGAGGTCGACGCCGTACCCTGCGACCGGCGTGGAGTACCGGGTGCGCAGGTAGGAGTCGGCCGTCGCGCTGGCGGCGGCGAGGGCTGCGTCCTGCGCCGTCGTCGAGATGCTCCCGAGGGCGGCGCTGGACAGGCCGTGCGTGGTGAGGTCGGTGCGGGTGGCGTAGGCCATCGGATCAGCCGGTGCGGCGGAAGATCTTCTTGGGGTTGCCCGCGGCCGCGGTGTACCGCGCGCGGGTGCCCCACACGTACTCGTCGCGCTGGAAGACGTTGGCGTCGGCCAGGTCGAAGAGGGTCACGAGCTCGACCGGCTCGCGCTCCTGGAAGATCAGCCCGCGATCCTCGGGGTCCGAGGTGTCGAGCATGTACCAGTAGGCGTCGGAGCCTCCGGTGAAGCTCGCCGCGAGGTGGGGCGCCACGATGACCGTGTAGTTGCCCTTGTAGACGTTGAACTCCCGGTTGTCCGTCGCGGTGTTCGAGTAGATCACCTCGTCGGCCTGCGCGATCTTGCGCGCCACCGTCTCCAGCGCCGGGGGCACGAGGAGCACGTTGGGGTTCTCGTTGATCGGGTCTCCGTCGGGACCGGCGAGCTCGATCATCGCCGTGCGGCACGCGGCGGCGTTCGTCGGCGTGAGGGGGCCGCTCGTGGTGTTCGCGTAGGTCGCGCTCCCGGGCTCCTTCGGGTTCACCTTGTGCGTCGCGTGGAAGAGGGCGAGCCCGTCGAGCGACGTCCCGTTGTTCTTCAGCACGTTGAAGATGAGCTTGTCGGGGTGGCGCAGGTACTTCCCGCCGCCCGAGCGCACGCGCGAGACGGCCTGCGCGACGGTGCCCGTGAGGTCGTCGTCGAGGTCCTCGCGGCGGATGCCGTAGGTGAGCTCCCACTTCTGGTTGGTGACGCTCGCGCCCTCGATCACGAGGCCGTTGACCACGCGCTCGCCCTCGGCCCACTCGCGGATGGACGCGGCGTCGATGATCGACGGGTAGACGTTCTGGCGGGAGCTGGACGACTGCCGCGAGGCGATCATCGGCCAGCGGGGCGTGTAGCCCTTGCCCTCGTAGGCGTCCATGAAGGCGGCCTTCATGGTCTTGTCCATCGCCGCGAGGTCGGCGTGCTTGAGGAGGATGCTCATGTGTCAGGTCTCCGTGGCGTGAGGGTGTTCCGCGGTCACGCCGCGGTGGTGGGGATGGCGCCCATCGGCGAGAGCAGGCACAGGCCCGTCTCTCCGTCCGCGCCGCCGGTGATGCAGATCCCGAAGACGTAGGAGCCCACGAGGGCGTCCTGCGCGGCGCCCGCGTCGCTGGTGTTGGTGTAGGCCGCGACGGCTTCCTTCGCGCGGCCAGACGTGGCCTCGACGGCGAGCTTCATCCCCTGGGTGATCGTGTCGCCCAGGACGATGCTGGAGATGCCCGACACGCGCACGATGGCGATGGCGCCGTTCGCGGGGGCGTTCTGCAGGATGCCGAGGATGGCCTCGCCCGCGGTCGTCGCGGCGACGGCGGCCCCGGAGCCGTTGAGCTTCACCGGGTAGTGGCGCAGCGAGGAGAGGGCCGCGCCGGCGAGGAGCATGATGTCCACGGACCCGTCGGCGTTGGCGGGCGAGAGCCCGACCTCGACGAGCACGCCGAACGAGTCGACGCCCATCACGCGGCCCGCGACGGGGCGCGTCCCGAGCGCGTCGTGCCGCGCGACGGTGTTGTCGTCGACGGCGTAGCAGAGCCTCCCGATGTCGGCGTCCGACACCGCGGCGGTCGTGGCGCTGTTGGTGAAGTAGAAGCAGCCGCGGCGGGGCGCGCAGGTCTCGTCCCCGTTGCTGCCGGTGGAGTTGTCGATCTCGTCCTCCGCCACGCCCACGACGCGGAGCGAGGGGTCCGCGCTCGCGGGGACGAGGTAGCCGGAGTAGTTGAGCGCGACGAGCGAGCCCTTGTAGATCGTGGTCGACGCGGCGACGCCCATCGCGAAGGCGAGGGCGAGGACGGGGTCAACGCCGTGGCGGCGGCGCGCGTAGTTGTCGGCGAGAGCGGTCATGGTCTGTGGTCTCCGGTCAGGGGTTGCGGATCACTCGGTGTCCGCGAGACCACGCGCCGAGGCGCGCTCGCGGTCGCGCTTCGCAGCGCGCTCCATCGCCTCGGGCGTCACGCCGAAGCGCGTCGCCCACTGGCGGTCGGTGTCGGTGAGGGAGTCGTCGGCGGCGCGCGGGTCCGTCGCGGCGGGCGTCTTCGGCGTCACCGCCTTCGGGGCGCCCGGGAGCTTCGCGAGCACGCGGTCGAGGGCCTCCGCGGAGAGCGGCGCGAGGTCCGCGACGAAGGCGGCGTCGGCCTCCATCGCCGGGGTGAGCGCGCCGCGGTCGCGGTGACGCGCGAGCACGCCCTCACGGGCCCGCGCGGCGTCGGCGGCGTCGCGCTGGGCGAGCTGCTCACGCACGGCGGCCAGCTCGCGCTCGGTGGCCTCGGCGGCCTCGGCGCGCTTGCGCATGGTGGCGATGGTGGCGAGGGCCTCTTCGTGGGAGCCCGCGCCGAGGGCCGCGGCGATGGCCGCGAGCTGCTGCTCGGTCTGCATGGTGTGCCTCTGCTGGGCCGCGAGCTCCGCGGCGGTGGAGATGGCGTCGGCGAGGGTGCCGATCGCGTCGGCGAGCCCGGTGTCGAGCGCGCGGGCGGCGTAGATGGTGGCGCCCTGGTGGGCGAGCACGGCCTCGGGGGTCTGCCCGCGGCGTTCCGAGACCCACGCCGCGAAGGACTGCGCGAGGTCCATCACGCGGGCGCGCACGCGGGCCACGCTCGCGTCGGTGAGGGCGACGTCGGGGTGCGGGTCTGCCTTGAGGGCGCCCGAGCGCACCACACGCACGTCGAGGCCGTCGTCGGCGTTGGCCTTCGTGCGGTCGTAGACCATCTGGATGACGCCGATGGAGCCCACGGCCCCGTCGGCGGTCACCATCACCCGGTCAGCCGCGGCGGCGAGGGCGTAGGCCGCCGAGGTCGCGTAGGTCCCGGCGTGCGCCACCATGGGCTTTCGCGCCTGGTCGGCCATCGCGCGCAGCCCGCGCGCGGCGTCGAAGCAGCCGGCGACGACGCCGCCGGGGGAGTCGATCGCGAGCACCACGGCCTGCACATCGCGGTCGGCCAGGGCGGCGCTCACGCGCTCGCTCACGCTGTCGTAGCCGTCCCACCAGAAGCCCCCGCGCTGGTCGAGCGGGCCCATCACATCCACCACGGCGACGCCGTCCACCACGCGGTAGGTCCGCGGGGCGAGGTCCGCGAGGAGGAGGTCGAGGAAGGCGCGCGGCGAGACGTCGTAGACGCGCCGCAGGTGCTCCTCGGCGAGGGCCAGCTCTCCGTCGAGCGGGAATGCGCGCGGGCCGTGCGTCGTGGTGGTGGTCATGGTGCGGGGGTCATCCTGCGCGGCACGCGCGCGGCGTCGGCGGCGGCTTCGGCGTCCACGTCGATCCCGAGCGCGCGCCAGTCGGCCACGGCCTTCGCGGCGGCGCTCTGCGCTTCGGCGTCGGCCTTGCGGTCGGCCTCGGGCTCCGCGTCGACGCGGATGCGTGCCCGGGGGCGCCCGAGGTAGCGCGCTCGTGGCGCGGCGACGTGCGCGGTGACGGCCTCGCTCCAGCCGCGGGCCGAGGCTTCGACGATCGCGCGGAGCACGTCGGCGCCGGTCTCGCTGCTGGCGTTGGTGCCGATGAGGTTGTTCTGGCTCGTGAGGTCCTGGCCCAAGAGCGAGAGGCGGACCGCGCCGCCCCCCGCACGCTTGAGCCACTCGAAGATCTTGTACGCGTCGCTCTTGGCCTCGATGAGTTCGAGGTCGTACGACGTCTCGGGCGTCTGCCCGCGCGGGACCGGGACCACCGCGGCGCGGCCGATGTTGCGCAGCGCCGCGAGGTACTTCTTTCCGTCGACGGCCTCGCGGGCGCCGGCGGGGAGGAACGCCTTCCAGATCCCCTGTCCGGTGGTCTCGCTGCGGCGCCGCGCGTCCGATGCGACGTTGGCGTTCGACAGGTACCACTCGGCGCACGGCCGGATCGCGCCCCAGAGCCACGGCGCGCGGGCGCTGCGGTGCGCGAAGAGCACCCACTGGCCGTCACCCGCGCGCATCTCGACGCGGCCCGCGTCGGCGGTGGACACGTACCAGCGGCCCGCCGCGCGGTCGTGCTCGACGGACGCGGCGTGCACGGGCTCCAGGCGCTGCTGGAGCGGACCGCCGCCTTCGGGCTTCGTCCAGATCACCTGCGCCCACGCGAAGCCGAGCATCGCCTCGTCGGTCCACAGGTCGAAGGCGGCGGGCGCGGGGCAGATCCGCGGCCACGCGGCGGCGAGCTCGTCGGCCTCGACCTTCGCCGCGGCGCTGTCGTCCGCGGGGTCGACGCACACCGGGTGCGCGCCCATCGTGAGGAGGCGCTGCTGGAGCGCGCCGAACACGTCGGCGTCGCGCCTGAGCAGATCCGCGAGGAGCGCCGAGCGGGTGAAGCGCCCGCGGTCGTGCTCGTCGAGCATCGCGCGCAGGGCCGCGACCGTCGTGGTCGTCAGCGGCTCGTGGTCCGTCGGCGTCGCCGCGGGGGCGCCGCTGCCGGGCACGGGCTCGCCGACGACGCGGCGCAGGATGCTGTCGAGGATTCCGGCCACGTGGGGTCAGTCGTCGTCTTCGTCGGGGTCGTCCCAGGGGTCGGGAGCGCGACGCGCGTCGCGGCGGGGCACGTCGCCGAGGGCGGCAACGGCGGCGGCGAAGCTCGCGGACCCTTGGCCCATCGCATCCCAGGCGCACGAGAGCGCATCGACCTGGTCGTCGTGCTCTCCGACCGGGAACCCGAGGAGCTCACGCTCGAAGTCGTCGTGAAGCCCCGGCGCGTGGCGCACGAGCCCTTGCTCGTAGCGGGCCTCCAGCGGCTGAAACCGTGTGAGCTTGTCGCGCTGCCCGGGATGGACCGGGCGCACCGGGAGCGTCGTCGTGCGGAGCAGCTCCTGCACCGCCGCGGCCTGGAACTGCACCGCCTCGACGCCGACCACTCGGGGGCGCCACCGCTCGGCCATCGCACCGATGAACCCCAGCACCTGATGAAAGCTCGCGCGCACGCGGGCCACATCGAGCACGTAGAGCGTTCCGTCCGACGCGCGCCCGAGCACCGCGGCGGCGCTCCAGTCAGCGTGCTCGCGTGTCGAGATCGCGAGGTCCACGCCCATCACCACGTCGAGGGACTCACGCGGCGGCGGCGGCTGCGTGCGGATCCATCCGCGCTGGAGCCTTGCGCCCGACGCGCTCACGAACTCTGCACCGTACTCGCGGCGGAAGATGATGCTCGGAAGGTCGACGCGCGCGGCGTCGATCTCCACGGGGTCAAGGAAGGGGTTGGTCCACGAAGGAAAAGCCCACGAGGCCCACGCCGCATCCGCGCCCTGCCCGCGCTGAAAGAGCCGGTGAAACCACCCGCCCTCAACGTTGGGGGAGCTTATGAGCAGCGCGCGGCCCTTTCGATCCGAGAGCGTAGGGCGCAGCGCCTGCTCCCACACCTCGGCGCCGATGAAGTCGGCCTCGTCGATCACGAGGAGGTCGAGGCCTTCGCCGCGAAGCGAGTCCGGGCGGTCGGCGCTCTTGAACCAGAACTCGCCGCCGCCGAGGAAGCGGATTACGCGGTCAACCTCACGGACCGCGACACCGGGGATGTCGGCCACCATCGGCCGCGCGAGGCGCCATCCGATGCTCGCCTGGGCGTAGGTAGGTGCGACCCACCACACCCGACCGCGGCGCCCGAGGGCGACCACGAGGGCCTCGACGACGCCGAGGCGCGTCTTTCCCCAGCGGCGACCGCAGACCAGCACGCGGAAGCGCGCGGGTGTGCGCGCGACCTCAAGCTGCTTCGGATGGAGCGGGGGGAGCTGGATCTCCATCGGGCCACCGCAGGGTGATCGCCACGGGGTGCCCCTGCGTCGTCACGTCGATCGCCGAAGCCGCAGCGATCCCGCCGAGCTTCGCGACGCGGTCGAGGAGGTCTGCTTGCGCGCGCAGGCCCGCGGCGGCTTCGGCGAGGTCATCGGTCCCGAGTACCAGCGCACCGACGTGGCGGCTGCTCTTGCGGACCTCGCGTACCAGCGCCGGCACGTGGTCGAGAAGCATCCCCTGGATGGCCTCGCGGACGATTCGCTCGTCCCGCTCGGCCATGTGCCGAAGCACCCGGCAAACGCTCTTGTAGCTGGTCTGGATGCCCTCGGCGCAGAGCTCGTCCGCGATCTCGTGGGTCGTGCGGCCGGCGCGGTGCATCTGTCGCACGCGCGGCCACGAGCTCGGGGGGATGGAGCGGTGAGCGAGGGAGGCAGACATAGCGGGCTAGTCGGCGCAGTCGACCGCCCTGCGCTGCCGTCGCCGCCGCGGGAGCGGGTGCGATGAAGCCCGGCACGGAGGGTGACGTGCAGACGGGGCGGCGGCAGCGCGGGGAGGTCGCGGTGGTCAGGCAGCGAGCGCGGCGGCGTCGATCACGTCCCGCGGGGAGAGCCCCAGGTGCGCGGCGAAGTCCGCGAGGGGCACCGTGCGCGCGGGGCGGCCCCCGGCGGCGGTGGTCTCGGCGCGACCGGAGCGGCCGGTGTGCGCGGCGATGCGCGCGAGCACGGCGCGGGCGGTGGATCGCCCGCAGCCCAGGACGCGCGCGGCGGTGTCGGTGTCGACGCTGGTCACGCGGGGTGGCGCCGGGCTGCGATGCGCGGGACGCAGGTGTCCCGTCTGCAAAATGCGCCTCGGCTGGCGAAACCCTACCCGAGCGACGGGGCGGGTGTCAAGGCCGGGGTCGGACGGACGGCGGAATGTGACTCTCGGCGCCCTGGTCACACAGGCGCGATCGTGCGGAGGAGGGCGTCTGCGCTCATGGCTCCGTCCCTCTCGGCGCCTTCGGAGCGAGCCGCTTCACCGCCGCGTCGATCGCCATGCACGCGAGCGAGGCGACGCGGTCCACGAGGGCGAGCACGGGCGTCTGGACGATGACCAGGCGTACCTCCACGGACCCGTCGCGGTCGGCGTCGTAGCGCACCTCGCGCACGCGCTCGCCCGCTTCGAGCGGGTCCGGGTACCAGGGCTTCGCCACGCGGGCCTTGCCGCAGTTGATCCAGTCCATCAGCGCACCGTCCCTTCCGCGCCGACGATGTCGCCGGGCTTCTCATGCCCAATCGTCCCGTCGCTCGCCAGGTCCGGCGCGAGCGCGTGCGCGGCGTCGGCGAACTCCCTGGCGTCGGCGTCCATGCGCGCCGCGTGCTTGTGCAGCTTGA